GGAAAAGGGGGGGGCGTCCGAAAAAAATAAACCAGTAACCCCATCGGCGGGGCCGCCAACCCCGCCTTTAGTCAAGCATTATTCAATTTTCAAAGAGCCGAAAGGAATGCTCAACATGAACATCCTAATTTCTCATTGCTTACTGGGCGTCCCGTGCCGCTGGCATGGACGCCCAGTACCTTATAGCCCGTTTATTCGGCACTTTCTGGCCGAACATCCCAAAGCGGTACTGATCCCGATCTGCCCGGAATTACTCGGGGGTTTAACAGTTCCGCGTCCGCCCGTAAAGCGGAGGCGTGGGCACGTGTTTGAGACCTGCGCCGATAAATCGAACCGCAAGAATATAACTGGCAAAGATGTCACGGCGGCGTTTCTCCTCGGCGCGGAAGAATCTTTGCGGATCGCTAAAGAGTATAATTGTAAATCGGCGATATTGTGTAAATGGTCACCGTCTTGCGATATCACCGGAATCACCGGAAAGTTATTAAATGCGAATGGTATAAAAGTTATTAACACTTGGTAAACTCCTGCCAATATGCTCTAAATCTTTTAATGTTCCCATCTCCCGGATGGTTTTTAAATATCCATTTTCCCGCCATCTCTCTCATTTGTTCCCACAACATCGGATAATATTCTTTTAATGCTTTCCATTGTTGTGGTTGTTGGAAGGGGCAACACCAACAAGCTGTCCGCACAAATCCTTTTTCATATCCTTCCCAAACCGGCACTTTTTTTATTTCTTCATTATATTGGTCATTACTAAGAAAGAATAATGGGTTTAATAATTTTTTTATATGCTTATTGCTTCCAATTTTATTATATAAATCACTTTTGCTCCGTGTTGTTTTTTGTTTTTTACGTCCTCCGCGAATAAGTAAACAATCTACTCCTGTTTCTTTGATGTAATTATCACAAGGATCATTAATTAATGGGGTTATGCAGTCCCGGAAAATACTATCAGGCCAACATTGTTTAGGTTCGTATATTTCAAAGAAATTCTTTTTTGAATGCACCACTTTAAAAGGTAAATCATGTTCGCGACAAAATTTCTGCATCCAATATAATAAATCAGGAAATTCTACACCGGTGTCAACATGCACAGCCACACGGTCTTTATTTTTTGTTAGTTCTAATGTTTTTAATATCGCCAGCGTTGAGTCTCGTCCGCCGCTAAATTGATATATAATTTTATTGCACTGTTCGATTTGTTTTAGTATTACATCATCCGCATCTAATGGATTAATTTTTTCTATTACTGGTTTTTCTTGTTGTTGCTCATCCGTTTTTATCCAATCATCCGGTAACTTTATTCCCCACTCAACCAGCGGCAGGTCGCCCCAGGCGTTGGCAAGGTCATCCATCGACCATTCACCCCATGATCCATTGTCTTTGATCACAAATTCCCGCTTCTGGTCGTCCGTAAGGCCGGAAACAATCTTTGCAAGGCATTCCTTCGCGCCCGCCTTTTTCAGCGCCTTCAATCGCATATTCCCGCCCAGGACGGTCATGGATTCGTCACAGACGATCTCGCGGATCTCCAACATTTCGGGAAAGTCAGACAGGGATTTTACAAGCCGGTCCATGTTTTTTTTAGAAATTGTCCGTGGATTGTCGGGATTTAATTTAATTTCGCTCAATTTTACTTTTTTTATCTCAATTTTTGCCATTTTCCCTCTTTGATTCGGTTTGATTTTTTTTCATATACCAAAATTAATTCTGCGCATGGGAACCAAGCAGTCTATGTTTAGTAGTTCAATCATAATATTTTATAAGAGCGCCTAACAAGAGCGCTCAAGCCGATTTCGTTCATGCTAACTAGTCAAGTCGGGCGGGGGCGGTTTCCCGCAACCTGTGGTGCGCCCAACCGTACGGAATAGCGTCAGGCCTTGCCCCGCCCATGTTTTAGCCAAACATCACACCCTGCGCTGTTCGCAACGCCTCTTGAATTTCCGGCTTAAATATTATCCACAGCGCCACAAGAACAATAAATGCGCTAAACATTACGGCAGTCCATGCTAATCCTTTTATTATTTCTGTTAAAAATATTTCAAATCTCATATTTAAACGCCCTTTCCAGTAAGTCAGGAATGTCCTTTATTTTGACCCGCTGTTTGTTGTGCCATGCCGACCGACAGGTATTGTTGCAAAATCGCTGTTTCCGCTTCGGGTTCTCGATTGGCTTATGGCACTGCTCACATTTCATTATCTCGCCTTAAACTAGCGTTTACACGCCTGAAATTATATATTTACGCAGCGGCTCGGCCTGACACGCCGTCCACGGCATACACTTCCACGCCGGGAATATTTGTTTTATCTTTCAGCGATCTAACAACTCCGCCAATGGCAACCTCGTCAACCTTCAGATATTGGCGCGGAATTTTGTTCGGATCGGTGATGCGGAATTTCCACTGCTTAGTAAATGACACGCCTGCGGGTTTTGGCGTGGTTTTCTCTACGATTATGGGCGCAACTTCAATAGGCGCTTCGATGATTGCTTGCGCTTCTTCCTTATTTCCTGCCTGCTCTGCGGCAATCGCTTCTTTCAGTCGTCTTTCTTCTTCTTCTTTCCGGGCGATTTCGCGGAGTCGTTCTTCTTCTTCGCGGCGCAGTCTTTCCTGCTCGGCGTTCCACGCGGCCATGCGCGGCTTGACGATTCCTTCGGCTTCAACCAGCGGAGCGTCAACTTTCTTTTTCTGCGCGATTGCTTCTTTGTGCGCTTCGTGCGCCTTTGTTATGATCGGGTCAAACGTAGCGTCAATTTCCTTGCGTAGTGATTTGATGACTGTTAGGATTTCCCCGGCTTTGATAAAATCGTCATTCGACTGAATAATAAGTGCCTTTGCTTTTTCCGGGACGGTTAATGCTCGTTCAGTAACTTCTTTAATTGCGTCCATTATTATTTTCTCCTTAAATTATTTTTTTTCCAATGATGCACGGCGACAACTGACCGCCAAACATCAAAATCAGTTTTGTCTTTAAATTCGGTAAGTCTGTATTTGCCTTTATTGTTAAGTTCTAAAGCAAATCTCCCCGCCGTTCCTGGACGATTGCCGTTTGGAAAAAAGCCGGATATGTCCGGTGTTCCAGCATATTTCAAGATTGTGCTAATGCCGGGACGTTCTGACGATGTAATGTTGAAATTGCTATCAGATAAAAACTTTTTAAACGCTTCTAGATATGGTTTGATTTCCGGGTCAAGTGAGCTTTCGTCCAGTTCATCAGCGAGATAATATTTGATCGCCTGATGAACGTATTTACCTTTTTGGCGTGACCAGTCATCATACCAGCGGGTATCGATAAATCCTTCAGCCTGTAATATCTGCGTGACGGAATCGAGTTGCATACCACAATAAGAATAAAGATGCTTTTCATCGTCAAACTCAACGACGCCGAACAGATCAAGAAGGGCATAGGCGGCAGTTTGAAGTGCCGCCCACGGTTCTGCCCTGCCTGTTTTAATATCGATGATCTGATTCATTTCACGCCTTCCGCTGATAAGCCCTCAATGACTCTGCCCGCCTGCGCCTTCGTCAGCTTCGCCAGCGATGTAATAACCTGCGGCTCCGGGATGCCCGCCAGTTGCGATGCCTTTTGATGCTTTTCAAATTCATCTGTGACTTTCAGCTTGCCGAAAATGGTTTGGATGCACTTGATCTGCGCGTCCGTTGCCGGAGCGTCCGGGTCTTTCATGGTTGGCTTGCGCTGTGGTTCGGTGACGGGCGGCTTGACTGGCTCTGCCGGTTTTGAAGCCATAACTCCGTTGTCAACAAGTTCCTCAATATCCTGCGTGAAAATATCGGATGCCGCAGTTACCGTTAGGGTAGCATCAACAAGGGCGCGTTTCTTTGCCATCTTTTCACAGGTATTGTAAAAATCGGCGGGATTGTCATGTTCCTGTTTTTCGCCTAGTTCGCAGATCACCCACGCACCATTGACTTTTGCCACGCCCATGCCGTCGCCGCCGATAAGATCTTGGGCTTCATCATTTTTACCGGATTTTTTCAGATTCCAGTAATCCTTTGGCACTGGTTGATTCGTAGAGATTTTTTCCCCGCCGCGAAAACGATATTTGTTTTCCATCGTGGAACAGGAGCCAACGCCGCCGCCCATATATGTGCCGTTGAGTGAGCATATTTTTACTTTAACCCTGTATTCACGATGACCTTGCACGTTTGGATGATACAGATCATAAACCTCAACTTCCGGGTCTGCGACAAGGCGGAATGTGAACATCAGCTTTTCCGCGCCCGGTTTAAGCAGAGAAGGCTTATCGCCGCATCCGGGTATCTTCCCGTAATGCTCACCGTCTTTCATGACGGCCTTCATTACTTCCTGTATGCGGTTGACCTGTTCTTTGATTTGTTCCACTGTTAATGGTTTTTCATCATAAACTGTTATTGCGTTTTCTGTCATGTTACCCTCTCTTTCCTTCGTGTTTGTCAACCCACTTACGCAATGCGTCTATGTTTTCCAGTATCGCCTGCGCTTTTTTCACGCCAAACGAAAACCAAAATTCCTCACCGTTCTTACTCACTCCCGTCAGCACTGAAAACGTGGGGCTGCCTTTGTATTCGCCTGTCTTAAATGTGTCCGGCATTTAATTAATTCCTTTCTATTTCGTATTGAAACAAACTCTTTTTAATTCTTGTTGTTTTGATGTTGATTCCTTTTTCTCTTAAATCCGATAGGCGGCGCGTGTAACTGAATATCCTTAAATCATCAATTATCTGTGCGTTGGTAATCGGCGCGGCAAGCAATCGTTCATACAAGCGATAGTCTTGTGTTCCCGGTTTGAACAGATCAGCTGGGCGCGGAAGATTGAAAATCATCTCTGTTTGCATTTTCTTTCTCCTGTTGTTTCGCTTCTCTTTCCTTCTCTTCAACCCGATAGCACTCAAGGTCTTTCTGCCGGGCATACTCGGTGCGTAAATATGATAAATCGTGATCCATAATTAAAAGTGGCGGGGGCGGTGTCCTTCAGAACTCTGGCACGTCCATGCCTCTGTCACCCGGATTAAATACGTCACTTCGGCGTAAATAACCTGCTGCGTCACTGCGGCCACAGTGGTTTTCCATTAAACTACCCCGCCTTCCCCTTTCGTAGTATTCCGTTCGACCTGCATCTCGGTCTGTTGTGCCTACCTCCCGCAAAATGACTGCTCTGCGGGATCACCGGATAAATCCGGGTTCTTCGTTCCGCCTATGCCTTCAGGGTGCTTATTCGCGTTATGGTCTTCATAATGACCGCCCGGCATGTTGGCTTGAGGGTTTTCGGCATTAAGTAAATAAAATATCTTCCCCGTCCGCGAAATCTCTTACATTCTGTTTTTCTGCTTGATTCATTTCTGCCTCGTTGGATAGTAGTATTTCATAAATGAAACATAAAGTCAAGAGAAAACTTCTGAAACTTTTTGCTTGCGTTTTTGCTTCGCTTATGAAATAATCCTTTCATGCAGTTTAAAAAGTATTTAGAAAAGACCAAACAAAATCCTAATTCGTTTTCAAAAAAACATTGTTGCTCTAATGCAACGGTGTGGCGAGCGGCTAACGGGAAGGTACTAAGACCACTAACCGCGCAAAAGATTTCCGCTATAACTGGCGGAGAAGTAACGGTTTTAGAACTTTTATTTCCAAAGAACAAGGGGCAGAACCAGAAGGCCACCCGTAATCAAAGACGACACAAAGAAAATTCCTGTCGGGTTTAGAATAGGCGAAAAATTTAAGGCCGACTTGGAAGAGGTTGTCAAGGCACGATGTTTAAAAGATTTATCGGAACTTATTTCTCTATACGTCATTGAAGGTTACTCCTAAGGGAAGCGGCATGAGAGGAACTTCGGACAATAATCTATTAACTATGTGGCGCAAGGCCAGTAAAAAATATCATAACCATTGTTGCTTTTTTTGTGGAAAACACGAGTCCCAAACTCAGATTGAAGTTCACCACTACATAAAACGAAAAAATCTTCTTACTCGTTATCTACCCGTTAATGGTTTTCCTGTTTGTAAATACGGCTGTCATCAACACGCCCACACAAAAAAAGGCGAGGGGCAAATAAGAGATTGGCTCGTTAAAAACGGCTGGCTTGAATACTTAGAGAAACGGGAAACGCAAAGCAAGCAGTGGTTTGTTGAAAATGGAATAACCAAGAATGATTTTTTGAAGCAGGCTTATTACAATTTAAAAAAGGTGATTGATGGATAAGGTTTTTATCTGCCCACAGTGCGGCAAAAAAGTCAAAGCGCATAAATGCGTTCTAAGTATATTTTATAAACATCAGTGTTCACAAAGTGTTCTTAAAAAGAAAAAAGGGCGAGGTTATGGCGAGGCCGGAAAAACACACAGTTGAGTATTTTCCTTTTTACGTGAAGGACGGAAAAACATTATTTATTTTGGAGAGCAAATACCGGGCGGCAGGAACGGGTTTTTTTACTAACGTATTTCGTTTTTTATCGGAAACGCCCGACCATTATTGTTGTTTAAAAGACGCTGGTGATAGGAGCTATTTTTTTGCGAAAACCAAAGTCAACGAAGAAGAAGGAATTGACATGCTAAACATGATGGCCGATACCGGGAAAATAGATAAAGACCTGTGGATAACTCACTCCGTCATAGCCTCACAAGATTTTTTAAACAGCATTAAAGACGCTTACGAAAAGCGGAAAAACAAGCCCACCACGTTAGCGGAAATCAAGGCAAAATTCATTTCCGGTAACGGAAACGGAATTAATACCCCCGTTAATCCACCAGAAACCATAGTTTCTCCGTTTGATAATACACAAACTAAACTAAAAGAAACTAAACTAAACTATATAAAAGAGTATATTGCTGCCGCGCCTGTTTTTATTCCCACTAAAGAAGAAATAGAAAATTACTCAACGCCAAAAATTCAAGACGAAATAGAAAAATTTATTGATTTGCTTTATCGCCAAGAGGTTTTTAAAGATGCGCTTATTTTTACGAACAAAGCATTAAAAGAAAATAAAAATCCCAGAGCGGTTTTACATACCTTGATTCAATGTTTTTCTGCGAAGCCGGAAAAGCCGTGGGGGTATTGCGAAAAAATAATCAAAATAGAAAGCATGAATTACAATGAACGAGATCACATCAGAGCTTCACAATGAAGTATTAAAAAAGTTTGAGCCTCTTATTTGGCGGCTAGCTGAAGAGGGAAAAACACCAGAGGAAATAACGGCTATTTACATGAAACACGTGGACGCTTGTCGGGTAAATTATTACGGCGAGTTCAGAAAGCTCAACAGTATGCAGGAAATTTTAAATAACATGACCTTAAAGGCCGACAGCTCTGCCGAACATTTGCTTTATAATTATTTACAGAAAAACAGTATTGCTTTTGAGTTTCAGAAAAAAATAGGCGCGTATCGGGTTGATTATTTGGTTGATAATTACTTGGTGGTGGAGCTTGACAGCGATTTACACAATCCCAAAAAAGATGCGGTTAGGGATAAGTATTTAGAAAAAATGGGTTATGTTGTTTTGCGGATAACGATTAATGATTTAGTTGCCGCGCCGGAATTATTAATAAAAAAAATAAAAGAATTACAGCCAAAGGAAAGAAAACAAAAACACATAAGGCGTATAAAACGGGGGGTATCATGAGACAAGACAAGCATTGTGAGATGTGCGGAAATATAATTCCCGATGCTTACAGCCGGAGACAGTTTTGCAATCACTGTTCCAACGTAAGAAACGAAAAGCGTAAAAAGAGAAAAAATTATCCTCAGAGAAAAACAGAAAAGTATGAATGTATTTATTGCCACAAACTGACGGCGCGTAGCTTTCAGGGTTACTGTGATGTTTGTCGGTGTGTTTTAAGAAAAACGGGTTTTCTATCTATCGAGGGAGCTGGGATATATTGTTGAGGTGAGCCATGAAAAAACTAAAAGAGGTTTTAGATTTTCTGATTTTCCAATTTGATTATATCGCTGTGTGTTTAGCTGTGGGTTTGATGAGCTTCATGATTGCGCTTCTGGCTATGGGAATAATTAGTTATTTCTGGTGATAATTATGCAATGGACGGCAGACGAGGATAAATACCTAAAAGAAATGTGTGATGCGAAGCTTGAGATTTCTGAAATGGCTTTAGTTTTGGTATCACGCACTAATGAAGCTATAAGACAACGCATGGCGAAAAAAGGCTGGACAAATCTACAGTCCCCGGTGATTGATGAAAAAAAATTCAAGGAGATGATTAATGGAAGCCGCAGGCTGTAGGATTATTGAATACCCCGACAAGGACGCGGAGTTTAGTATTTATGATATTGCAGACCAGCATTTACTTAATCGCGGTTCGAGTATGAGCCATATCCTCAAAGACCGCGACAGGATAGCCGAAGATGATTATGCCTTGTGGTTTTGTGGCGGTGATTATTTTGACGCTATTTATCCAGGTGACGGGCGGTTTGACGCTGAAGCGTTTGATGAAGACCTCAAAATAAATGACCTGGCTACGCTTGCCGCTACCGCAGTTAATATTTTTTGCGATATATATTTACCCATCAGGGATAAATGTTTAGGGATTTTGTTAGGCAACCATGAGCAGAAAGCCTTTGTTCGGGGATCGCAGATGTTCGTTCATTCAGAACTATGCGATAAAATGAACGCCCCAAACATGAGATATTCTGGCTTTACCGATCTTTATTTTGTTCATAAACCAAACCGCCGGAAGGTCAGATTAAGCATTTCCTATACACCGCCGGAGAAATTTACGGCAAAGCTGAGGGTGTTTATTCATCACGGCATGGGTGCAGCGAACACCGCAGGCGGAAAAATAAACAAACTTAAATCGTTGGTGGATATGGTTGATGCCGACTTAGTGATGATGTCCCATGTCCACGAACAATTCGCAAAAGCGTTTTTACGGCTCACGCCAAATTTTAACTGCACCGAAATAGGGCAGAGGGTAACAATGGGGCTGATCACAGGGAGTTATTTAAAAACCTATACCGAGGGGTTTACCGGATATGGTGAGATTGCCGGATATTCGCCTACTACGTTAGGCGCAACAAGGGCAAGATATAATCCAAACGAAATGACGCTTATTGTGGAAAATCGAGGCGACAACGTAGGGGTTAAGGGATGTCAGTTATAATTCAGAATATTAACAAGAAACATTCACAAGAGGGAATGCAGGACTATGTTCTAAAAATTAACACCGAGGAAATATGCAGATTTCAGCATAAATCGGAAGACGGACTGTTAGAGTTTAAAAACTCCAGCGCATGATTACTACAGGGTAGGAAGGGAATGAAATTACAAACTATGCCAGCGGAAGAGATTTTAGCAACAGCAAATAAAAAACTAGACGAAGCAAAAGAATTAGTAAAAAAAAAGCGCAAAAGATACCGCGTCCAAAATTACGACTATGATGCCCGCGATTGGTCAACAATCTCTGCGCACAAAGACGAAGATTATGCGATTATCAACGCCGAAATTCTTGCGAGGCGCTACAGAACTATCAGAATAATACAAGGAAATTCCACTACACACCTATGGAAAAGCGGCAAAGTAGCGGAAAGATGTGATGCCGAAAAAGTCTTGACTAATTCGGAATCGGGGGAGAAACGGGAAAGGTGCAAAAAACGCACATTACTACACAACTTATTGATAGCTATGAATGTGTTTTTTAACTACGTGCAGCAGAAGAAAAGACGGTGGATTTTATATCTAAATATCAGATTTGGAAAAAATAATATGAAAGAACTATGGGGGAAGTGGTTTAGGAAAGGGGGGTGATTAAACTGAAATGCACATGTAACGATTACGGATACTGCCCGGAACATGGCTACGTTCAGCAAAACACAGGAAAAACGGGATATGAAAAATATCCTAAATTATTTAACTCTAAACGCTGGGAGTGGTTACGGTTAAGGACATTTGCTCGTGATAATTATACTTGTAAGCTATGCAATAGATTTACTCCTGCTCCGCAGTGCGATCATATAATCCCGCACGGTGGAGACAGTGATTTATTTTACGACGAGCAAAACCTACAAACATTGTGCATCACTTGTCATAATCGGAAAACAGCAAAAGAGCATAGGGGAAAAATATCGGGATGTGATGTGTGTGGAATACCAATTGATAATAAGCACCCCTGGAACACAGGGGGGGGTGGCAAAAATGTCTAGAGGGGTAACGCTGGAAACCGAGTGGGGAGCTCGGCTCGCAACATCGCAAAATTAGAGGAGGGGGGTAAAATGCGTGGCAGAAAACCTAAGCCGACAAAACTAAAAATATTGATGGGAAATCCGGGACATCGGCCATTGCCGGAAAACGAATTACAACTAGAGGTTAAATTTCCCGCGTGCCCTGATGGTCTCAGCCCGGAGGCAAAAAAAATATGGAAACGGGAAGCAAAGAAGTTGGAACCATCGGGAATATTAACCGAACTTGATCAGACTATATTCGCAATGTATTGCGAATCATATGCGACATGGAGCGATGCAGTATTACAAATTGCAAAAAGGGGCGTGATTGTGGGAACAAAAACTGGATTTCCAATACAAAATCCTTATGTGCCGGTAAAGAATACAGCGTGGAAACAAATGAAGGAATGCTTAGTTGAAATGGGGATGACTCCGAGTAGTAGAAGTAGAGTCGCGGTTAATCAGCAACCTAACAAAATAACGAGCAAAAAGGAAAGATTTTTCGCGTCATGAAAATAAAAAGAAAAAAAGATCGCGCCACCGCTTATGCACACAAGGTGCTAAGCGGTGAAATACTGGCGGGGGCTTACGTCCGGGGAGCTTGCCAGCGCCACCTTAACGATTTGGAAAAATCAAAATCAACATCTTATCCGTTCGCGTTTAGCGAACACAAAGCAAGCGAAGCAATCGCTTTTTTCGAAGAGGTGCTGCATTTAAACGGTGGACAATATGAAGGGAAACCTTTTCTTTTGTTTCCATGGCAGGATTTTATTATTGGGTCGTTATTTGGTTGGGAAAGGAAAAAAAATAAAAAGCGCCGTTTCCGCGTCGCTTACATTGAAGGCGCGAAGGGGTGTGGTAAGTCTCCGCTTGCCGCGGGCATAGGATTGATGGGAATGCTTGCAGATGGAGAAGCACGAGCAGAAATATATGCCGCAGCGACCAAACGCGATCAGGCCATGATATTATTTCGCGACGCCGTTGCGATGTATGAATTATCGCCGGAGATTAATAAACGCCTTATTGCATCCGGAGTTGGTGAAAAATGTTGGAATTTATCTCATTTGGAAAGTGGCTCTTTTTTTCGGGTTATTTCATCTGACAAAAAACAATCTGGGCCGCGACCCCATATTGCTTTACTAGATGAAATCCACGAGCATACGGACGGGACAGCTATCGAAATGCTTAGAGCAGGATTTAAATTCCGAGAGCAACCATTAAGTTTTATGATTACTAACGCGGGACATAATACATCAAGCGTGTGTTGGGAATATCATGATATGGGAAGTAAAATTGCTTTGGAGCAAATTCAAAACGATGAATTTTTTTCTTATATTTGCTCGCTTGATGAAGAGGATTTAGAAAACGATAAATATTTAACCGATGAATCATTGTGGCCTAAAGTTAATCCTTCATTGATTCACGGCCTGCCCGGATACAATTATATTAGGAGCCAAATAAAAGAGGCTTACGGCCTCCCCTCGAAAATGGCTACTGTTAAGCGATTGTGTTTTTGTGTTTGGACAGAAGCGGAAAATCCGGCAATTTCGCGCGACGCATGGGAAGCGTGCAAGGATAAAGATTATCCTCTAGAAATTTTACAAAATCGCCGTTGCTGGGGTGGATTAGATTTGTCTGCCGTTCACGATCTAACTGCATTTGCGTTAGTGTTCGAACCATCTGAAGCCGATCCTTACTGGCGACTTAAAGTATGGTTCTGGCTTCCCGGCGTCGAACTTAAAAAAAAAGAAGACCAAGACCACGTGCCGTATATCGCGTGGCGGGACGCTGGTTACATTAACGCCGTGCCACGCAAAACCATAGAATATGACTTTGTCGTGAAAGATATTTTTGAAATTTGTAATAAGTTTAGTGTGCAGAAAATCGCCTTTGACCGCGCTTATGTCGAGAAATATTTTTTGCCCGCGTTAGACAGAAGCGGATATCAATTACCGGAAATAGTGCCTTTCGGGCAGGGATATCTATCGATGGGACCGGCGGTAAAAGTGTTTGAAAAAAAACTTATCGGCGAAACATTACGACATGATGGTAATCCATGCCTGACGTGGAATGCCGCGTGCGTAGTGGCGGAGGCGAATGCTGCAGGCGATATAAAATACTCTAAAAATAAAGCAACGGGTCGGATTGACGGAATAATTGCGGCTGTAATGGCTTGTGGAATTCTGGAAGAAGTAAAAACAGCATCTGCTTACGATAGTAAAACAAAAGATGAAATAAGAAAAAGCTTACTGGGGCAGGCTTAGTCATGGAAAAACAACTTTACAGAGTTGACGAGGTGGCGCAATATTTTGACGTTTCGAAATCGTTGGTTTACCGGTGGATTGAATGTGGGGATATTGAAGCCGAAAAATATCGGGGAACTATTAGAATATCTTACGATGCTATAATCGCCTATCGTGAGAAACACAAAATGAAACCGCTGGAATAAAATCGGATTGACGGAATAATTGCGGCTGTATGGATAATCCCGCAAGTTTTTTTTGGATTATCGTTGCATCAATTTCCCATTTTTTATCCAGCGCGTTCAACATAATTACAATTAAAGCGAAAAAACCGTCCAGGTTTTCCATATTTTCCACATCTTACTGGTTAAAAATTATCCGGTCATATAAAATTAGCCATAAAGCTGGATAAAAAATAATCACGGTGAGAGATAGTGCCTATAGCGGATTTTTGCTTAACTTGCCTGGCAAGACGAAAAGAGAACGGGAAGTCGTTACGCTTTTGGGGAAGGGGCTCTCGCGTTCTGAAACGTGTGAACTACTTAAAATAACAAAAAAAACGCTTCGCAATCATCTCGCCAAAATAAAAAAGAAGTATGAAAAATAGGGACGCTTTTTACTCTTTGTAGAGAGGTAATTTTATTACCTACTCGCGAACTGGCGTTCCAGTGAGGGCTGCAATTAACTTAGGGAAACAAAAAAGCAGGGGCGGGGGTTTTTTTTGCAAAATAGACGCTTTTTTCAAAACTTGAAATCGCACATCAATCTTGATGTTCGAGACATTTTTCTTTTTGGCGGCCTTTTGCTTTTTGGTTACGGACTATATCTTTTGCGACCGTGGCTTTGTTTCACAATTTGCGGCTTGATTTTTATGCTCTTTGCTTTTTTTTTACGGAGTAACAAATGAGTTTTGTATCGCGCTTGCGACCCAAGGCACTTTCATCTCGCGAGTTGCAAGAATTTATTTTGGGTGTTTCGGGCGGCTCTACTTCTAGCGGGATCAGCGTAACTTCCGACAACGCGACAAAATCAGCAATTGTTTTTGCCTGTGTGAATATTCTTTCACGGGCTTTTTCTCAATTGCCCTGCCACCTCATGCAACAAAACGGCAAGGACAAAGAAAAAGCAACAGAACACCCGCTCTACTTTTTATTGCATGATCAACCGAACGAGTGGATGACCGCGCCGGAGTTCTGGAGTATGGCATTAGTTCATCTTCTTTTGCGCGGAAATTTTTTTGCTCTTAAAAATACCCATAAGGGACAGGTGAACGAATTAATCCCGTTAGCTCCGAATGTGGTTCAAGAAGTTAAACAAACTGATTTTTATAAACTGATTTACAAATGCCGTTTTCCCGATGGCTCAATAAAAGAAGTTCAAGGCTCTGACATTCTACATCTTCGCGGCTTATCAACAAACGGCTACATGGGCATGAATCCAATCGAGCAGGTGCGGGAGAGTATCGGATTTTCGTTGGCGGCTCAGGAGTTCGGCGCAAGCTATTTTGGAAATGGAATCCATCCGGGTGTTATTGTTGAACACCCCAGCACACTGAAAGACCCTAAAACATTCACCGATATTTTTATGGAAACATATAGTGGATTGGGTAAGGCGCACAGAGTAATGCTTTTACAAGAAGGAATGAAAGCACAAAAGATTTCGATTAATCCGCAAGACGCACAATTTCTCGAAACGAGGCGTTACCAAAAAAAAGAAATTGTAGACATCTTCTTTTCCCTGCCGCTTTCCATGTTAATGGCGGATGATACCAATCCCACCTTCGCATCCGCCGAACAATTTGGATTATCCTTTGTAATTTATTCGTTAATGCCGTGGGCGGTGAATATTGAAAAAGCACTAGCTAGAGATTTGCTCACCCCAGATGAAAGAAAAACACACTACGTAAAATTTAAAATGGACGGGTTGCTGCGCGGCGATATGGCAACGCGCTTTGCCGCTTATGCAACAGCTATTGACAAAGAAATAATGAATCCAAACGAAGTCAGGGAGCTTGAAGATTTGAATCCTTATCCCGGTGGGGAGCGTTATGCCACGAGAACGAGTTCAATAAAACAGGACAATCCAAGCCCTGACAAAGACGGTGCGACGCCATGAAGTATTGCCCAAAATGTAAAACTAATAAAAGTAAAATAGAGTTTGGGAAAGCCAAAGGGCGCGGCGATGGTTTGCGAGGATGGTGCAAATTATGCACAAATGCGGCAACGTCACAATGGCAAAAAAACAATCCCGAAAAAATGAAGGCACGGAAAGAAAGGTTTTACCAGAGTCACGAAGGATATGAAAAAGAATATTATGCTGAGAATAAGGGAATAATTAAATCGCGGGCGGCGGCTTGGTATGCGGCCAATAAACAGCGTCACATAGAATATTTGAAAAAATGGAACGAGATCAACCCAAAAAAACGGCGCGAATATTCAAAAACATTTAACCGAAAGTTTCGCAGCACACATAAGGGAAATTTAAGCAGCACAATCTCTAAGCGGATGAATGAATCGCTGCGTAAGGGCATGAAGGCGGGGCGGCATTGGGAATTATTGGTCAACTTCACCATTGAGCAACTAAAGATACATATCGAAAAACTATTTAAGCCGGGAATGACATGGGAAAATTATGGAACTGCTTGGCATATCGATCATAAAATTCCCATCGCGGCTTTTAATTTTGAGACACCAGATGATATTGATTTTCGTCTTTGTTGGTCGTTAAAAAATCTTCAACCATTAGAAGCAACAAAAAACAGAAGCAAGGGCGCGAAACTTGACAAACCGTTTCAACCATCTCTCGCCATTGCTATGCACGGGGGGTAACAATGCTTAAATATAGAAATATAAAAAACGCTGAGGCAACAGCCAAATTTTGGGGCAAGACCCTAACAAAACAGGAATGGTATAAAATTGAAGCGGCGGCAAATGATAATACCGAAATTTTAGTGTATGATGTTATTGGGTGGCCGTTCATTGAGGCCGATGCTTTTGTCCGCGACCTTGCTTCAATCAAATCAAAAAAAATCACTTTAAGAATTAACTCACCGGGCGGTGATGTTTTTGATGGCGTGGCGATTTTTAACGCGCTAAAAAACAAAGACGCGGAAATTATAACAAGAGTGGAAGGCCTGGCCGCGTCTATTGCTTCCATCATCGCCCTTGCTGGCGATGAAATCCAAATGCACAAATCCGCAATGTATATGATTCACGACCCTTGGGTTTTGGTCGCGGGTAACCAACACGATTTGCGTGACATCGCGGACGTCTTGGCGAAGATTGGCGATAACATGCTCGACATCTACTACGATAAAGTAGGCGGCAAGAAACGCGAACTCAAACAGTTAATGAAGGACGAGACGTGGTTTAAGGCGAGTGAAGCAAAAGAGTTTGGATTAATTGATACGGTTTTAGAAACCGAAAAAAAAGTCAACGCGCTTTTTGACCTCTCTATGTTTGCCAACGCGCCGGAAGAAATCAAAACGGAAATTGAAGGTAGAGACTTAACGCTGCGGGAACTTGAACGTGCCTTGCGGGATGCAGGGGCTTCAAGGTCTTACGCGGCCAGAGTGGCGGCGGGAAGCCGCGATATATCGCGGAGGGATTCCGCGAAAGCTGAGAAATTAGAAACTTTAATTAATTTAATTCGAGGAGGAAAATAAAAATGTCCAAAGACATTAATGTTGTCATTGAAGATTTGGGGCGTGCCTTTGAAGAGTTTAAGGCTGAAAACGATAATCGCCTCAAAGAAATCGAAAAGAAAGGCCATGCAGACCCGCTTCTGGCTGAGAAGGTTGAAAAAATAAACGCGGAACTCGACAAAATATCCGCGATGAAAAAAGAACTCGAAGACTTGCAGACCATTATTTCTCGCGGGAAATATCCGGGCGGCGGACAGACTGAGATTGATCGCGCGAAAGCCGAACACAAAGAGGCATTCGAAAAATGGTTCCGGAAAGGTATCGAGGGAAATTTGAAAGAATTGGAAGTTCGCGCTTCTTTATCCAGCTCATCTGATCCGGACGGCGGCTTTACCGTTCCTACAGAAATGAGCAAAGAAATTGACCGCGTTGCTTCAACTATTTCTGTTATGCGCCAGCTCGCAACCGTTGTGAATATTTCTACCGACACTTATGAGAAGCTAGTTAATCAGGGTGGCGCAACCAGCGGCTGGGTAGGAGAAAAAGCATCAAGAACTGAGACGAGCACTCCGCAACTGGCCAAGATTGCTATCAACACAAAAGAATTTTACGCAAATCCGGCGGCAACTCAAAAACTGCTTGACGACTCTTCCCTTAATATCGAGCAGTGGCTTGCTGATGAAGTGGCTACTGTGTTCAACGAAGCCGAAGGCGATGCGTTTATTAACGGTAACGGTGTAGAAAAACCAAAGGGCATTCTGGGCTATACAACGGTTACTAACGCTTCTTACGCGTGGGGGAAAATCGGCTTTATTGCAACCGGCGCAAGTTCTACTTTTACCGACGTGGATAAGCTGATTGATCTACAACAGGCACTGAAAGCTACCTACCAACCAGGCGCGGTTTTTCTGATGAATACATCAACGCAGGGTACGGTGAGAAAATTCAAAGACGGTGAGGGGAATTACATTTGGCAGTTGGGCTTAAAAGAAGGTGCGCCAAACCTGCTATTAGGAAAGCCTGTGGTCATTGATGATAATATGCCGTCTGTTGCTAGCAATAAATATCCAATCGCCTACGCAAATTTTAAAAGAGCATATTTGATTGTTGATCGCTTTGGTATTCGCGTTTTGCGTGATCCCTACACAAATAAACCATACATTCACTTTTACACGACAAAGAGAGTTGGCGGCGGAGTTGTGATGTATGAAGCGATTAAACTTTTAAAAGTTGCTACAAGTTAAAAAGGAGGAAAAATAAAATGAAAGACCTTTACAATAATATTGAAATAGAAACCATAATGGCTCCTATTGCCGTTACGGGTCATACCAGCGATCAAGATATCGATCTTGCCGGTTTTAATTCCGCCGTTATCGTTGTTTCAACGGGCGCGGGGGACATTGACGACCCTAACTATATGTCGCTTCGGATTTCCCACGCCGACGATGATGGAACGGGTTCGGCTGGAGATTATGCTTATGTGGAGGATGGCGATTTGCTTGGCGCTGGTAGCATTACGGACGGCGTACCAGCAACACCGCTCATTAACGACGAAGATACTACCTTTATGGTTGGCTATGTCGGCGGCAAGCGATTTCTCAAAGTTGAACTGAGGGAAGCGGCAACGACTAATGCAGTTATTGGTATTCACATTATTAAAGGCCATCCTCTTGATGCGCCCGCGATAAGTTAAAACCTGTCCTTCGATGGATACTCGCTGGGGCGGTCGATCCTGCCGCCCCAGCGGGGAAACCACAGGATTTAAAAGGAGAAAAAAAATGAGTTATCAATCTAAGGTTTACAGAAAACAAGGTGGAGAGGAATTTGTTGTTGCGGACGGCGGAACTATAACCGTGGAAAGCGGCGGCACGCTTGCACTGGAAAGCGGTAGCGTTCTGAGTATTGCGGATGGAGCGCTGGAAGCGCCTGACATCGCATTAGCACAGGGGAGTATTCTTGTTGGAGATTCAGATGGCAAAGCCGCTGCTATTTCTGCGAAGACAAGTGGACAAATATTGGTCGGCAACGGAACCACAGTGGCTAGTGTCGCTGTAAGCGGTGATGTGACGATGGATGCCACCGGAGCCGTAACAATTGCCGCAAAGGCTGTTGAGGACACGATGATATCCGCCGGTGCTGGTACGGTATTGGTGGGAACTAAAACAGATGGAGACGTTACTCTGTTAGATAATTCGGCAGCGGGTTCTATTGTCATCGGCCAAGGCGCGGGCGAAACTTGTGCGGCGGCAGTATTAAGCGGTGATGTGACGATGGATAAGACCGGCAAGGTAACCCTTGCGCTTCCGAAACTAGTTGCGGCAGATGATAGTGTTACTATGTCGTACGAAGAGAATATCGCCGGTTTGTCTTCGGCGATA